GTTGAATAAGTTTGGATAATCCAGATAGATCATCATCTTGAAGATTTCTTAAATCACCTGCATCTTGTTTGAGGTCTTCAAAATCTATTATGTTAGCCATTTATTACCTCCTTTGTAGAACAGCTTGGGAGGGCTAGTTGTTTCACCTCCAACTTTCTGGACACAGATAAACATTTCATCTACCGTACTCGTACCTACTCATGATAGCCTCAGCCAGTCGGCCCTACTCTATCACCCCTGTGCGTTACGCCTCTGTTAGAAACGTTGTTCCGCCACAAGCCATAAGTGTCAGCTAAACACTTAATTGTTCAATAAGAATCTTATACTTGAAATCCTAACAAAATGCAATATATTATTTTATATATGGCTAACTTTTTTTTGAAGGAACCTTTTCACCATCAAGTAAAGGCAAAACTAACTTGTCACGATACAAACATCAACAATTTCGCCTATTTGATGGAGATGGGAACAGGTAAAACTATTACAGCAATCATGGACCTTATGGGTTTGCATCATTATCAAGGTGTGGATAACTGTGTAATTCTTGCACCGAAGTCCGTGTATCGTAACTGGTATAAAGAAATCACTGAATTTGTAGCACCTGATAAAACAAAATATGCAATTAGCACTTGGGACCCTAGTCTTAAAGATCCTGTTACTAAAGCTAAGTTAACAGATCTACTACAAAAAAGTGTTGTGCCACTCAATATCTTTTTAATGAACATCGAGTCTCTCTCGTCACCAAAGGGTGTAAAGTTTTTAGAAAAATATTTAAGTGTGCAAGATAAAAAGAAAACAATGATGATTGTTGATGAAAGCACAGTTATCAAAACACATAATGCTAAACGTACAAAAAATTTATTGAAACTATCAAAAGATATAGCTTACAAAAGAATTCTTACAGGCACACCTGTCACGAAATCACCTTTAGATATCTACACACAGTTTGCTTTTCTTGATCCTAAAATACTTGGTCAGACAAACTATTATGGTTTTCGTGCACGATATGCCAAGATTATCAATCGTCCAACATCTGGTGGCCGTCACTTTCCTTTGATTACAGGCTATCAACGTTTGGATGAATTAGAAAAAAAGATTTACTCTGCCGCATTTCGTGTCAAGAAAGATGAATGTGTCGATCTACCTGAAAAAATATATATGAAAAGGTTCATACCTATGAGTGAGAAACAACTCGTAGCTTATGAATCATTGAGAAGAAACGCAATGTTTATTTTCAATGACAAAACAACGACGTCTGTGAACCGGCTCTCACAGATTGTTAAGTTGCACCAGGTATGTTGTGGGTTCACCATTAATGATCAAGGTGAAATCCACGACGTGCCTAACAAACGTTACGATGAATTGCTGGATGTCTTAGAAGAAGTTGATGGTAAGGTTATCATCTGGGCTACCTATCGACATAACATCGAAACCATTACAAGAAAACTAAAGGAAAAATATGGTGAAACAAAAGCTGACGCTTTTTATGGCGACACTGCGAGTGATGATCGCTTGGAACTTGTTAAGAATTTTCAAAATCAAGATCATGATCTCACGTACCTTATTGCGAATCCTAAGACTGGTGGATATGGAATCACTCTTACTGCCAGTCACACTGTTGTGTACTTTTCAAACAATTATGATCTTGAGATAAGATTACAAAGTGAAGATCGTGCTCATCGAATTGGACAGAAAAATAAAGTTACCTATGTTGACTTTGTTTGTCAGGGAACGGTTGATGAAAAAATATTAACTGCCTTGAAGAACAAGGTTGACATAGCCAGTCAAGTTATGGGTGATGAATTAAAAAGTTGGATTACTTAGATTTTTTTTTAAGATTTTTACCTGTTTCAGGATACTTTTTTAAATTTTGTTGATACAAAGCGCCAACATAACCTGCTGTGCCTGTTAGTGCTGCTGCTGCAAGACCTGCAACTTTTTTATTTTCTTTTTTAATTCTTTTTTGTTTTGGAGATAATTTCTTTTTCTTGCCTAGTTTACCTAAGGCTTTACCGAAGCCTCTTAATGCTATGCCAACAACGCCCATTAAACGTTATAGCCGCCACCTTTAGTTGCTGCGCCCATGCCTCTAGCTTTACCTCTAACAGGTCCGCCATCTTTTTTCTTGATGACACCACGACCCATAAGAATGTCTTTTTTAGTAACTTTACCGTCACCACTTAAATCTGGAAATTTCTTTTTCTTCATGGCTCCTCCACTTTTTTTCTTTGTTAAATGGTCATAAGTATAACTTTTTGCAGGTATTTCTACTTCTGTTGAAAGATTTTCAATCTGTATAATCTTTTCGCTAATATCTTTATTAAATTTTGGATTTATACCAACAATAGTTTTAACTGATTTTTTTATCTTATCACGTTTTGCCATGATTTATCCTACTCTTATACGTTAGTCTTTGCAACTATTTCTGCAAGACTTTCACATCTTTTTGTTGTTTGTTTATGCCACCTCGAGTCCTTCATCTCAGTAGCGGCGTCTTTCCAACGTTTTTCACGCATGGCTTTCCACATGTTCTTAAACTTGCGAACACCGTTTGTGCCTAATTGAAACACCAT